AGCCATTTCAAATACAAACTCCTTTGTTTAAATATTGTAGTTATTATAATCTATTTACTCTTACATGTCAATGGTTTAAATTTATTTTCACAAATATGAAAAAAACTATTGACATTTACCAAAAGTCCTTGTATAATAAGACTATCGGCTTTAAGGTATATAGTATGATTAGATATCAATTGTAAAGATCTTAAATGCAAACTCCTCAGCGGAGTATATTTCAATTCTAGATTTAAAATGTTTTAATGTATAGTTTTCGTAACTACCCACCGACAAATCATCAGCGATATCATAGAGGACCGCTTTCTGCGAGTCCTCAGCTTTACGTAAACTTCTACCAATTGATTGTAATACTTTAATCTCAGATTTAGAAGAGGAAGCAAAGATTACATTATCAAGTCTTTTAATGTTAACACCAGTACTAAAAACTCCATAGGATGCAAGAATGTTATGTTGCTTAAGTGGGTCGTTTTCAACCAAATGACGAATGCGTTCACGTTCTTCTCCTTTTGTATTACCGTATATGAAATGTAGTTCACGTCCTTCTTTTTCTAATAGAGGAGCAAGTACCTTACCATGCTTTTCTACCAGATCAAATAGAATCAAGTTATTCTGATCTTTCAGAGACCAAACCAAATTCTTTATAAAATTGTTTCTTCCTACATGATTAACAATGAATTCTCTTTCAGCAGGCCATTTACGAACTGCTTCTTTTACTTGTCCCATTGCCTTTTTAAATGCTGCCTTCGCTTCGTTACTATGATTCAATACAATTGCCTTAACTTCAAAGTCAGCAACCGTGCCTTCATCCATTAATTTCTTTGTAGATACAATTCGTTTCACTTCGCCAAAACAACCTTCGAGTACTAATCTATGAGTCTTACTTTCAGCAGACTTTAGAGTACCAGTAAATCCATGACGGAATTCACAATGTTCAAGTTTATGCATAATAGTCGTTAAAGACTTTGCTTGAAAGGTATGAGCTTCATCGCCCATGACACAACCAAATTGACCAAACCAATCCTTATCTTGTTTCACTAAAGATTGCCATGTAGATATAACAATAGGTGCTTTCGTATTCTTATCAACACCACCTTGTATTTTATAGATATCGTTTTCATCACAACCATAATCAACAAAGTCACCAGCCATCTGATGTACTAAAGATATAGTAGGAACAATAATCAATGTTCTTAAACCAAGCGCTTGATAGTAATGTTGTTGTATTAGGTAAATAATTAAAGACTTACCAGATGATGTCGGTGATAGAGATAAAGATCTACGGTTACGCAGAGCGTTATTGATGTACTCGATTTGATAGTCTCTTGGTTTAAACTTACACTTAATTTCTTCAGCCAACTCTTCAACGTAGCCATCTTCGATATTCTCCTGTTCTGCTATTGACGCTGGTGCCTCTAAAATATAATCTCTTTGTTCACAAAACTTTTTTAGATGCGGATATAGACCAACATACAATACAGGACGCATTGCTTGAAACAACCGAATGGTTCCATCCCATACTCTTGCTTTGTATTTTGGACTGAACTGATAACCTTCTGGTTTAAACGCAAAGAAATCAGACAACTCTGTTTTTAATCCAGCATCCGCTTTAATGCGCATATATACTGAATCAATTAATTCTACTTCTATTCTTTCACTCATTTCTTTTTAAACCACATAGGTAAATAAACAAACACTACAACTGATTGCCAAAAGATAACAAGAGGTATAGTAAATGTTATCCAATTTTCTGGTTCTAAATAGTAACCATAAGCAATTAATACAATCCATAATGTATCTGCTATGCTATGAGTTACTTTCCAATATCGACCAAGGTATGCAATTAGCGCATCTCTCTTTATAGCAAACCAAGGATGCACATGTCGCATAATCACGAATCCTTCGTTAAGAAACATTAATATAAATCCGATCCAAAATGTCATAATTTTATTGCCAATAGTAATAAGATAGCAAGAAGCAACATGTTAGTCATAAAGATACCAATTGCTAAAATAGTATGATACCAAATCCATCTTGTCTTATATGCATTCTCAATTGTAATTGCTTCAGGATCGACATCGTCTGCCATCATATCAATTACTTGTTGAGTTTCTTTTTGTTGTTTTCTAGATTCTCTTAAGAATCCCCATGCCATCATCTTATCCCACATTTGTTAGTAATCTCCGGACTGAAACTTCAATATATCTATCATGTTCTTAACAACGAAGTTTCTGCTGTGTATTGTTTTAATTATATCTTCAAGGTAGTTTGCGTTTGCTGTATGGAAATCAATCGTAAGACTTAATTTAATAACATCTTTGTCTGCCTGAATATGTTTATCCAAATCGTTTCTTATTACCTTTCTTTGAAAAGGCTTCCATCCTTTTTCTCTCAGATCTTCTTCGGCCATAGAACCATCGTACCAATTACGTTTGTCCATTTCCAATTCTTTATATTCGGCCTTTAACTTTTTAACACGTAAGACTTCCCTATAATAAAGGTTATAGTACTTACTATGTAACGATGGGATTCTTTTACTTTCACCCAATAGGTTGGTTTCATCTATCGGCGAGTCAGCTGCCCATATTGCTGCTATATCATTCGTATCCATAATCTATTCCATAAACTTTAAATTCATTACAATTATAACAGGTTTCATTGTGAATGTCAATGGTTATTTGCATAAAGGACTTTGTAAGATTGAATTTTCTTCTCCAACTCCACGTCTTGCTACTGTATAACCAAGATCACAGTATTTCTGAATCGTATCGCCTACCATCCCTTTTGGTGTTAATATATTAGTTTCAAATTCGATCCATAAAGGCCAACGCTGTTTCTCATTGGATTCAAGAAAAGGAATAAATGAATTTAATATAAAACAATCTCCGCCTTCTGTATCTATCTTTAATATAGTAAGTGTATCGACATTGTGCTGATCAAAGATATCACCTAAAGGTATTGTATCAACATCAATTATTTCTACGAGTGATTGAAGATTATTCTCTTTATGTTGATAGTGATAGTCACCCATTGAATTACAGCCACGAAGCCAAAGAGGCATATTGTGTTTCTGAATTGTCTTAAGAGGAATATAATAAACCTTATCACGACCTACTTTTCCATCAAAAGAAATCGCAGAATTGATTTTCTTAACGTTTGGTTTGTTTGGTAGTCGATCTAAATAGAACTTGATTGGTTCAATGCATAGGCCAATACAATTATCAGTTGCGTCTTGTGTAAGGGTATCAAAATCAGATGTACCCACTTCAATAAAATCATAATTCATAATAAAAGGTTTATCTTATAGTTGTTCCATTGTAAAGGTATCGTATCTCCAGGTAACTGTCGTTGTTGCATATGCTACATCAGTAACATTAACATCAAGAGAAACACCACCCAAAGAGGTTGGGAAGCAATTCTTAAATACGAATCTTATGTTTGGATTTTTGTGAGAGTTGGTAATGGTCGCGATGATATCGGACTCATGACCAGTTGCGGTGTATATTTTGTTTTGCGCTGATTTTTCAGGAGCGGCATAGCCTTCTATCCAATTGAGAATTTCTTTATAGTTATTCATATTCTCATCGAGGATCATGGTAGTCGTCAGCTCACCGTAGACAAGACGATCCCCGTATTCGTATATAGATGTTAAAGGAGTACCTATCTCTGCAGGAGTTGCAGTGACATCTGGAATTTGCAGCTTCTGTGTAAAGAATTCTACGTTCGGGAGTTTCTCTATACTAATCGTAAAATTAGTTGGAGATAAGTAATTGTTAATAATTTCTGGCATCGACTCAATCCTATTTGTATATTTCTATTTATTAGAATTGAGTTGGTAAGAATTATTCGTTAGTGATGTATACCATGAATGCACAACATTTAGACCAATCACCTTCGTTTAGCCATCGGTCATGGTATGCTAATGCTTCGTGGTTCTTATCCATCCATCGTACTTTTTTGAATTGCGGCAATAATGTATCTCTAACCTTTATCCATTGTTTCGCAGCTCCACCATAACAGCTTAAGTGAAACTCTACTGCCATGTGTTTAACATTTGTTTTTAGATATTCCATATTGATGTCATTGAATATACCATACTCTCCACCTTCACAATCAATTTTGAGGTAATCAATTTTTGGTATATTATAATCAACCACAAGATCGAGAAAAGACATTCTTTTAAACTCTCGATATTCTGAAAAGACATTATTAAAATGGTTTGACGTTGATCCTATACCTGCTTCAATAGGAATTACAGGAGTAGTACTATTGTCAATATAATGATCCGAAATATTTTGGATAAGAGTTTTGAGATGAGGCCTAGAAGGCTCGATAGCAAATATACGAGAAGCTTTACGATCAAGAGCATGACAGACAAAGAAACCAACACAGGCACCAATATCAACAACCACATCACCTTCTTCAACATCTCTCCACCACTTATAATCCATTCTGTGAAAGAATTCAATAAATTGCGCGTTAACATCTGGTAGAGGTAACCCGTCTGTTTTTAAATTCAAATTAAGATACTTATTAGTATCCATTCTTTCGTAATCTTCTTTTCTACTCATATCATCACCAATTATGTATATTTCCTGCTATAATAAAAAAGCATGTAATAAAGTTAACACCAACAATAACTGTTCGTATCAATGCAATCTTATCTGCTTCTGCATCTGTTGATCCTTCTTTTTCTCCTATGGCTTTAGCCCACAGTCTCCAAATCAATCTAAAGTTGTTCATTATTATTTATCCTTATTCTATAAAATCTTCGCGGGATAAGGAAGGAGTCTCCACGTCTTGCTCTGTATATTGCTCTGTATATTGCTCTGTATAATCCTCGAGCATGTTTCGTGCATACAATGCCATCTGCTCGAGTTTAATAACTAATAGTTCTGCATCAGGAATGTCTATAGGTCGAATCATATCACCTATTGTATAACTTTCAAAGTGGTTCTCAATCAATTTTTCAAAATCAAAGATTGTTTCAATAGAAGGTTCACATGCGTTTGCACCAATATAGATAGAAACTTCAACGCCTCTCTCATCTATGTGTGCTGATGTATCAATTTCTAATTGAGTTGTATTACTATTACTTGCCATTATATATTCTCCAGGTCAGTTATGAATTGTTCTTGCGGCGTGGTTGTATGCCAGAAGCTTAATGTCTCAGTAGCGTCGGCAATCTGTTTCTTAAGATTTACAATTTCTTCTTTTGTACAATTTAAAAAACTTAATGCGAGTAATCGGTTTGTGTCACCTCCTAGCGCCGATGTCTCTTGCATTATTTGTTTAACGACCTGTGCTTTATTATTATTCTTAAACACAATACGATCGTCAACATTTGCTTGAACGAACTCCATTTTGACATTAAGCCATCGAACTTGTTCTGTGAATTCATTTACTCTAGCGTCAATTCTCTGCTGTAGGATACCATTGCGGTAGTCACAAAAGTCCTTTACAAGTTGTTTAGCGGACGAGTATTCGCGGAGTTTGCCATCAAAATCAATAACTGTTAGGTTTTGAGAGAATGGCTTACTTAGCTTGAATTTGGTAATGAGTTTAGAATCGTTCCATTTAACTGAAGATAGTTTAAGTTTAACCTCAAAGTGAAATCCATCTTTATTACATTTGTCTTCGTAAGATACGATATCACCTTCATCTTCTAACTTATCGAGAACCTTTACATATCCTTCTCGGTCAAAGCCGTATGGTACTTCCGTAATAGATACCGCAGTTTTACCAGAACGTTTAAAGGTACCATACGAAACGTATTTGGTTGGGTCTTCTTCACTCTGTTCAACCTTGCCAGTATAATCAGGAAACTTAATTCCTAATGGTGTTTGTATTTTACCATTCTTAATGTATTGTAAACAAGCCTTCTTGAGATCACTAGGGTTATGTGGAAGGATGTTTGTTGCGAATCCTGTAGCAATACCTTTGGTTCCATTTACAAGTACCATAGGGATGATTGGTAAATAGAATGAAGGCGGTTCATGTTCAGGATCTTCGTGAATAGGACTCAGATCAATATCTTTAACGTACTTACTGAAATTATCGTGAACTCTTGAGTAGACATAACGAGCAGCACCAGCTTCTTGAACAAGCCGAGTACCAAACGATCCTCTACCTTCAATAAGACATATGTTGTTATTCCAAGTGGCTGCCATTAATTGGCCTGCACCAGCAGCAGAAGATTCTCCGTGGTTATAACCGTAGTCAGATATAATACCTGAGACAGCTGATACCTTTTTAAAATCCTTCTTGCTATTAACTAACGATGAATAGAGGTAGAACCTTTGAACTGGTTTTAGACCATCAATCATATTAGGAATTGCTCGACTCTCAACGGTATACATTGCGAATGATTTCCATTCGTTAGCGGCTACCTTTGAGATTGGATAGTTATTGCCTTTCAGCTCTTCAGTAAACATTTCTAAATTCATGCGAACATATACTCCTTTCTTAAACTTGAATCTTTTCCGAACATCATCTGAAATACAGAAGCATCATCAACTGTAACCGTGTCATACATTGGTTTGTTAATAATAACATGATATTCATCTTCGGTTAAAGAACCTAGACCTTTAATGTATCTGTGTTTATAACCATCTTTCTTTTTGAACTCTGCTGCCTCTTCATAAGTATACATCCATTTGACTTCAGAACCTTTTGTACTAATCATAATTGGTGTTCTTGTAATCTGAACTCTGTTCTCTAATAACAGTCGAGGCCAAAATTTGTAAAAGAACGCAATTAACAATGGTGATATATGTCCTATACCGTCATGGTCAGCATCAGTTAATGTGGCAATAT